CACGAGGATCGTAGAACAGTGTTGGAGAGGCACCCTCTGGCATGTCAATATACAGGACACCAGAGAATAGAGAGTTTGCATGAGTGTGAATAGGATGTCGGTAACCAGGACCAGACTGGTTGATCCACATCTCTGAGATATAGAAATCATCATACTCAGTCATGTACCAATCAAGAACTCTTTCAGCAGCATTCTCAACAAGTTTTTTCAACCAAGCAATCTCTTCCCTTTCATGAACGTTAGTTTCACCACTAATTCTAAAATTAGTCAAACGTGAAACATCGTTATCACAAATAGTATTACAGAATTCTCTGAGAGAATCTAGATTACTTTCAATCTCAGGGAAGGTAAACTTCAATACATTTGTAGGAAATAAACTTGCTACCTCCTTCAATTCTTTGGTATCATCTTGTGGTGTATTCATAATTATCGGTTGAGATAACAATGTCGGTAAGAGGACTTGAACCTCCACGAATTACTTCACTGGAACCTAAACCCAGCGCGTCTACCAATTCCGCCATACCGACAAAAAGAGCAGGGGAGTGGCACTCCCCTCATGCTCGCCACTTGCTTTTTCTAAAGCAAGAAACATAAATGGGTCATATGACTCCACCACCAAATTTTTAGAGAACTTGGAAACTCCGAGGGGTCGATGACCCATCCCGACCAGGGTTGTTAACGTGTCTCCATCACGGCAGGAGTTCCCATCCGCACCACCAAGTTTTGCCTAGAACTTGGAAACTACACATAGGCAAGATCATCATAAAGGTTATTTGCTAGTAACACATAATCTTCATCTGGGTCACCATAGAAATCAATACCTTTACGTTGATAAAATGCAAGCACTTTATTATAAAGGGAAGGGTAATCTACGTCGAGGGTGACATCACCACGGGCTGCAGAACGAAGGATGTCCAGATAAGGACGAAACGTTTGTTCAATAGTCATGGGCCTTTACCTATCTACTATGTTAACTTCCCCACTTTGGGGAACGGGATAGGCAGGACTCGAACCTGCGACCAACTGCTTAGAAGGCAGATGCTCTATTCCACTGAGCTACTATCCCACGTCTCCTCAAGAGATGGGAAGTAACTCTTTTAGTTCTTTAATTTCCTTACTTACAAGTTCTGCTTCTTCAAGTGCTCCAGCATCGCAGAGAGTGTGGAGTTCATCGATAAGTGCTTCAATCATAGTATCAATTTCAAAATCTTCAACAGAATCAAAAGAGAACATTCGGGTTTCCATCGACTGACTTAGTAAGTATAGGGTGAAAACTGCTTGGTGTCAAGGGGTCCAGGGAAAATAATCTTTTCTCATGTACCGACCAAGAATATTACTATTGTAATAGAGAGGAATATTTGGTTCCAACTCTTCAGTAAGTACATTATTTAGAAACAATTGTTTTGTTTCTTCAAAATTGCACTGACCTTTCGTACTATGTAGTGATAAAATTTCTCTTTTGAAGTTCGTTTTGCCGAACTGCTTCACATCCTCTTTTAATTCTGGACATGAACCGTAGTATTTTTTCCAGTCGGATTCTACCTTCTGTTTTCTTTTCTTTCCAGGAGGCGTTCTAAATGACCAGAAATATTTTCTCCCAATGTACTGTCGTTTGTTGACGAGATTGGTAATTTTATAAACAAAGCCAAAGTAGTCCCCAACAAGGCACCCGTCAAAATCGGTGCCCATATATTGCCATGGGTTTTCGTACATTCCATATCGTTGTCACTCATAATATTTAGAACTGATTCCAATTGCCCAATCGTTCCAATCACCCGTTGTATCAACGTCCCATGGATCTGGGATTATTACTTTATTCCCCTCACCTTTTTGTAGTGGTTGTGCATTGCTCCCAGCATCCATGCTTCTGTTATCTGTCTCGGGCCCTGTTTCAACACACGGATTTGTGATTCGGAGAGTCGGGAGCCCATCCACGCCAGATACTCCTTCTTCCACTCTTGGTTGTTCTGTTCGGAATTCATTGTCCCAAACCTCGTGAATATCTTTTACTTGTGAATCTACCGAAGCCATAGTCTGCTTCACTTTTCCTTCCCAGTACCATACCTCCACGTAGGAGAAAAGGTGCATGAGAATGGTATCAAAGGGTGGTTTTTGTTTTTTAATCCACCCTTTTATTTTCTGTATAGAAGTTCGTTCTCCACCCCAATGATGTTCAAATTCAAACTTAAAGTTTGAATCCTGAGAACGAATTTGCTTTGACATCTTGTTTGATACCCCCAATCACATAGGATTCAATTTCAGTTTCTTGAGGAGCATTTTGTTGCCCCCTACTATTTAGCCAATGTTCAGTCCAGGGAAGAGGATTGGCATTAGCATGAATACTAAACATGGGTTTCAAACCAATTGCTTTCAGACGACGATTAGCAATCCATTCGACATACTGTTTGAGCAGTTTGTCATTCAGACCGATCATAGAACCATCTTTGAAGAGATAGTCTGCCCAATCTTTTTCTTCTTGAACTGCCTTGGAGAACATCTTATAGACGTTCTCCTCTTCTTCCTTAGCAATCTCAATCATCTCTGGGTCATCCCCTTCCATCCATTTGTTGATGATGTTTTGGGTGAGGACAAGGTGCTGGGATTCATCTCTGGCAATGAGGGAAATGATCTTAGCACTTCCCTCCATAAGCTTGAGCTCGCCAAAAGCAAAAGAGCAAGCAAAACTAACATAGAAACGAATTCCTTCAAGAATGTTGACATTCATCACTGCTCGATAAAGTTTGCGTTTGACTTCCCTCAGTTCTGAGATAGCAGAATCAACACCTTCTAGAGCATGTTGCCACTGCTTGCCTGCACCCCACTCAGTAACAGAGTGTAAGAACTCATCGTATGCCCTTGTAACAGACTCTGCACGGGCAAGGATACGATCATCGTCAAGAATGGTGTCAAACACCTCTGAGGGGTTGCTGTAGATGTTCTTGATGATATAGGTGTATGACCTAGAATGAATCTGTTCAAAGAACTCCCAGGTCAACATAGCACCTTCTAGTTCGGGTAGTGAACAGTAAGGGATAAAAGCAAGCCCAGGACCACGCCCTTGTACAGAATCCAGGAGGATCTGATACTTAAGGTTGGAAGTGTAAATATGCTTCTGTTGTGGTTGGAGAGTCTGATAATCTGCTCTATCTTTTTGTAGGGAAACCTCCTCAGGTCTCCAGAAGTAACCCAACTGTTGTTGATTGAGTCGATCAAAGATTGGATACTTGTAACTATCATAACGTTGTACACCTAGAGGTTTGCCAAAAAACATTGGCTGTTTTTTTGTGTCATGCTTTTGTCTGTTGAAGACTGTCATGCCTTCAACCTCAGATGTTACAAGCTTCACACTCTGATTCGTTACCATCTTCGATTTCCGTTAGTAAGGTTTGTAGTTTTTGTCTAGTGTCTTCGATCACTTCTTGATCTTTTTTGTTGTCATAAGTGTTCTGATAGTATGAAGTCTTCCAACCGTATTTGTATGTAGTTAGAAAATCATTTGCGATCACTGATGTAGGAACTTCGTTATCAGGATAGTTCTCTGGATTATAACTCCAGTTGCCAGAAATTGCCTGGTCAAAGAACTTTTGCATTACGGCAACGATCTTAATGTATCCCTCATTCGATGGCATATCCCAGAGCAGAGTGTAATTCCTCTTAAGAGTATTGTACTGAGGGACAATTTGAGGGAGAGGACCCTTCTTTGATTTCTTAATGGACAAGAAATCACGGGGAGGTTCGATTCCGTTTGTGGCATTTGACACAACGGAACTGCTCTCCGAAGGCATTTGTGCGGACAGTGTGCTGTGTCGCAGGCCGTGACAAACGATGTCGTGTCGAAGATTCTCCCAATCATAAAAATATGCAGCTGCTACCAGTTCATCAACGTCCTTCTTGTATGTATCGATTGGCAGAATTCCATCGGCATACTTGGTACGATCAAACCCTTCACATGGACCCTTCTCTCTAGCAATCTGATTGGATGCTTTGAGCAGGTAGTATTGGAATGCTTCGGTTAGTTTGTGCACCTCTGTCAGAGAGTAGTCATCCCCATAGGCAGTACCCAGTTTGGCAAGATAGTGTGCCAGACCGATGTATCCAATGCCCAGAGAACGACGATACTTAGTTGCACGTTCTGCTGCTGCCACAGGGTATCCCTGATAGTCAATCAACTCTTCCAGACCCCGTACAGCAAGGTCACAGAGTTCTTCCAAATCCTCCAGTTGCTTCAGTTTACCAACGTTGATAGCAGAGAGAATACACAGAGCAATCTCACCAGCACCATCGATGTGGTCAATAGGATCTGTGGGAAGAGTGATTTCCTGACACAGGTTCGACATGTAAACCTGATCCTTGAAGGATGAGTGTGAGTTACAGTGGTCGATGTTCATCAGATACAAACGACCAGTCTCAGCACGTTCCTTCAGGATGTCCAGAATGAGTTCTTGAGCACCGATAGTTTTTCTTGGAACAGATTGATCTCGTTCATAACCCACATAGAGCTCGTCAAATCGATCAGTGCCAAAAGCATCATACAGACCAGGAACGTCGTGTGGAGAGAAGAGTGAAATCTCTGCATCTTGAATGAATCGTTCATAGAACAGTTTGCTGATTTGGATACTGTAGTCTAACTTACGAACACGGTTATCCTCAGTACCTTTATTATTTTTTAGTACGATGATGTCTTCGATCTCTTGGTGCCAGATCGGGAAGTGTACTGTCGCTGATCCACCTCGGATGCCATTCTGTGTACAGCATCGGACAGTTGACTCAAACTTTTTGAGGAATGGTATAACACCCGTGTGAGCAACTTCTCCCCCTCGGATTTTGCTGTTGAGACCCCTGATGCGACCTGCGTTGATACCGATGCCCGCCCTTTGTGCAACGTATCTGCCAATAGCCATATCAGAGCTAAAGATAGAATCGAGGGAGTCATCGACATCAACAAGAACACAGCTAGCAAATTGTCTAAGTGGAGTTCGCACCCCTCCCATGATAGGTGTGGGAATGTTGATTTTGTGCTTTGAGATTGCGTCGTAGTATCGTTTGACATAATCGAGTCTTGTTTCCTTTGGATACTCTTGGAAGATTGTCGCAGCAATCATCATGTACATAAATTGTGGGGTCTCGTATACCTGTCCAGCGCTTCTATCCTGCACGAGGTACTTATCAACGACCTGACGTAGACCAGCATAAGTGAATAGCAAGTCACGATCATGATCAATGCAACGATCAAAGAATGCAATTTCTTCTTCATTATACTTATCTAGAATACCAGCATCATATACACCCAACTCTACACACTTATTAATGTGTGTTATCAGGTCTGGATGTTCATACCTCTTACCAAAGACTTGCTTCCTGAGACCGTACAGAAGTAGCCTTGCGGCAACATATTGGTAGTTTGGGTTGTCTAGAGTTATCAAATTAGCAGCAGACTTCACAAGGATCTGCTGAATTTCATCGGTAGTAATGCCATCATAGAACTGAATACCAGAGTTCATCTCAACCAAAGAAGCAGACACCCCAGACAGATTTTTAGTTGCTTCTTCAACCATCACATGCATCTTGTCTAGATCAAGTGACTCGATGCGACCATCTCGTTTTTTAACTTTAGTCCCGTTGCTCATACTTTTTTCCAATCGTTTAGTTTTACTTGTGCTTGTAATCCACTATAGGTATGTGATTCTACCAGATTCTGCACAGCATGTCCAGCAAGAATCATATCATTGATATCCTTTTGTTTGATATCTTTTGGCCAGATTACTACCTTGTCTCCGTTCTGTATTGTTTTTGCAATACGGTCGATGATCTGTTTATTTCGTGGTTCGTTATCATATACCCACACAACATCGTCAATGCCGAGGTGATCAAGATGAACGTCACTTCCACACATAGCAACCGCATTGCGAATGAACGTGCTGTCGAAAGGTCCCTCTGTAATGTAGACTGTAGCATCTGTTCTGACTGTATCAAGTCCATAAATTTTAGGATCCTCCTCGTTTAACATGATAGTAATATACCTCAAGGTTGCCTTTGGATCTAGAGATCGACCTTGAAACCCCATCCACTCACCCTCTTCATCTAGAAGGGGGATAATGATCCTCGCATCATCGTGATCGAGAGAATCAAATTTTGGGGTGACACTATTTACCCACTTTTTAAAATTATCTGTGTAGTAAAATTTACCTAAATCGGGAATTCTCCGATCTTCCAGGTATTTTCGGGCAGGATGTTCAAAGTCAAGACGATCAATTGTTGGCAATTCCTGACCAGGACTAACTTTGAATACTGGTTTCCTGTAAGCAAGATCTTCAAGCGAAACTTCTTTCGTCCTAGTGTGTGATTTTCTATCAGTAAATGATTCTAGAACGTATTGACTATGAAGATCTGGTGCTTGTTCCTTTAAAAAATTGGACAGTGATCTACCAACACCACAGTTATGGCATCGATAAAACAATCGTTGCTGTTTACCAAAGAAATATCCTCGTGCTTTATTCTTGTGCTTCTGTGAGTCTCCACAGAAAGGGCACCTTATCTGATACAGATCTGTTTTCTTTTCAGTAAACTTATCACACCTTGTACTGAGGAGTCGAACATATTTCACGTCCACAGGATTCATAGGGTGCTACCAACTGACTTGTATCCAGATTAGCACGTGCTTTGCTTGGTGTCAAGAAATTACTAAAGATATCTGGTGCTTTGATAAGTGTAACAGCAGCAATGCCTAGACCGACAGCAATCCATCTGAATCTATAGAGGTCATCAATCTTTTTGTCCATCGACTCCATTTTTTCATCAAATCTTCCATACATCTTTTCATCATACTTCTGGTGATCATTAATCATCTTGATGATTGCCTGGTTTGCTTTATCCCCTTCGTTCAATCTGCTCTCATGGCGTTCTAAAATAACAGCAACTCTATTGCTATTCTCACTAATGGTTGCGACTGCTCTTTCAAGTTTGTCAAGCATCTCCTTGGAGAGATCTTCATAAATGTCAAGTTTGCTTTCAAGTACAGCTAACTTCTGAAGACCGAATGCCATTTTACATACCTTCTTTTTTGTGCTGGTTATCAGATTTCGCATCTTTCATCTTATCTTGCATCTTCTTTTGCATATCAGCCTTCTTTTGTTGAAGTTGATTTGCCATCAATCGTTTCTTCAATGCCATCTGGCGTTGTGCCATCTGTTGCTTCTGACGATCAATCTGCTGCTGCATACCAGCTTGTGCTTGGTTTCCAACATTCACATTGTCCATCTCTTCTTTCATCTTCAGTGGTTGCGAAATTAATTGTGCATAATTGGGAATCTTCACATCCTGCTTTCCACGGATGGCATCATTTCTCTTATCAGTATAATGTTTGATGACACCTGAGTGATAGACTCTCTCAATTTTTACATTCTTATCAACGTAAGGTGGTCTAATGTAACGTCTAAGAACCTTACGAATTTCTGCCTCACTCTGACCATAGACAATAACCTCACCCATGACAGGAAGATCAACCTTGAATCCAAAGCTTGTTGCTTCGGTCATAGGAAATTTACGGGTGAGCATTTTTTTGAGTGCAAGAAGATCAGATCTCTTCTTTTTCTTACGGACGCCAGGTTCTACATCAGGTGGAAGTGCAACTTCACCACCAGTTCCCACAGCATTTGTTGGTGCATCTTCTTTAAACACCCTTCAGTTCCTCGTATACGAATTTGTCCGTTGAAATATTTATCATGTCGTTTTCTCTCAATCTACCAATAAACAACATGAATGTTTTTAAAGCAGACCAATGAGAGGATTCGATTTTGTAAAACAAAAGTGGTGTTGCTGCCTCACCGAATACGTTATAGAGAACTATAACATGATTCAGAATTAGGTGAGTACGCAAGACACCACTTTTTTCATATTTTCTCAGCAACCTTTTGAGATATTTGAATCTTTTCATATCATCCTCAAAGTCATCACAAGTGACGGCTTGAGGATTATGATAATTTTGAATGGCAAAGAAGAGGTAATTATCTTCGTTCAGTTCATCGAATCGCATATCTCATGGGTACAGTCTAATTATGTATCAGTCACCGAATGTTAGAGTTGCAGCACCATTTGAAACCACTTCTTCAGTACCACCTGCAGAGGTGATCACCACACGGTACTTGTAACCATCAAGGGTGTCTGCTGCAAGACCACTGTAAGTAAGAGTATCAGATGTAAACCCTGCATATGTGATACCAGCATCGAGTGATGCAGTGATATCCTTCCAAGCACGGGTTGCTGTTGCGGTCTGTCTCTGCCACTTGTAGACCAGTGTACCAGGAGTGCCTGTAGTCGAAGTGGTGAGAGTGAACGAACCAGTGCCTGCTGCGTTGGGAGTACCTGAAGTAGAGGACACAGGTTGAACGTCGATGATCACTGCCGATGCAACGTCTGCCACATATGCGTCATCAGTGTCGTCACCAGAAACACCAGCAGCAGCACTCACGACTGCTAGGCATTCTGCCTTGTATCTGGTGTCACCGTTGGCTGCAACAAAAGTTCTATACTGCCACCAACCA